CGAATCCCGCTTGGCATCAACCGCAGCAGTATTGGCAGTCATGGCATTTATCTCTGCCTGCAACTCGTCTTTTCGCTTTAGGAGTTCATCAAGCGTTTCCTGCTCTTCAGATTCCTGTGAACGATACGATTGGAGTTGTGAATCAGACTTCTGCTCAATCTTGCCAATCAAATCCTTTTTATGTTCCACCTTGAGTTTCAGGGTACTGATTTCTGCTTCCACTCCACGCAGAGACTCCTTTGCGTCTTGTAGACGGGACTTCAGCACATCATTCATCTTGGAGAACACATCAATATCCAACAGGTTTTCCACGATGCCTCGTCTGTCTCCCGCAGGTAGACGCATAAACGGCACATAGTTGGTGGAACCCAAAATCACTACCTGACAAAAAGTCTTGTAGTTCATCTTGAGAACTTGGGTTTCAAGTATTGCTTGGTAGTCTTTGGCATTGGCTGTCTGTTCCACAGGCTTGCCGTTTAGTTCCATAGTGAACAGTTTTGGAGCCAGTCCACGAGTCACCTTGTACAAGTTGCCGTTCACGGTGAATTCTATCTCTACAAGACAGTCCTTGCCGTTGATGGAATTTACAAGTTGTGGCAGGTTGACACCACGATACGGCTTTCCGTACAACACAAAGGTAATGGCATCCAACAGGGTGGTTTTGCCTGCACCGTTTTCACCACAGATCAGCGTGGTGGTGTGCTTGTCCAACCGTACCTCTGTGAAAGTATTGCCTGTGCTTAACAGGTTCTTCCAACGAATTTTAGTAAACTGAATCATTGCTGTTTAGTGTTTTCCAATGCCTGTGTTTCAGTGTACAGTTCACGCAGCAGCGTCTTGAGACGCGAAGCGTCCACATTCTGTAGCCCGTCAATCTCACGATTTATAATCGTAATGGTGTCTTCTGTCAAGTCCACATTCTCTTCCGCTACGGTTTCAGGAGCCAAGTCCTCAATCACCGTGACAGTTTGTGGTTGATGGGAATACAACGAGTCCACGAATTTTTCAAACAGATACGGCTTGGTTTTGGTTTCCACCACAACCCGTACAAACTTGCCCCTGACACGAGACTCTTCCACTTGGATAGGAGTAGTTGGATCAGCGTCCTTGTCGTTGTATCGTAGTTGTGTAAAAATGGTATACGGATTAGGAATAAATTCCAAGTCGCCTGTATCGGTATCCAACACATGGAATCCCTTCTTGTCACCGTAATCATTCATGGTGATCTGATACGGGCAACCCAAGTAATGCACATTGTCACGGCTATGGCGGCAATGGAAGTGTCCTGTGTACACAGCAGAGTACCGCTTGAACAGGTCAGCATTCATGCCCCCATCAAACGGTGTGTTCCGCAACACATTGAATCCGTGCAGTTCAAGATGCCCACACAGGATGTCTGCGGGAGCAGTACGGATAAAATCAAGGCACTCACCTTCGTTTTCCTTGTTGATCCACGGCACTAGAGCAAGGGGTCGCCCGTCAAATTCTTGAACCACAGGCTTTTCGTGAATCACAAACTTTTCTGAAAACAGTTCACGAAGAGAGTTTACATTACTGGTGTTCTTGTAGAAGATATCGTGGTTGCCAAGAATCACATGGAATTCTGCACCTGTACGCTCAAGACGCTTTACGAACCCCTCACGCACCGCATTCAGGGTAGAGAAGTTCACAAACTTTCGGCGATCCAAGAAGTCACCCAAATGCAGGATATGAGTGGGCTGATGTGTTTCTACCCACGGGAAAAACACGCGGTCAAAAAACCGCATGAAGTGCTCCATGAATACAGGAGAATCGTTTCGTGCCCCGAAGTGGGTGTCAGTAATGATTGGCAGTTTCACTTCTTGCCTTTAACCTTTTTCTTGCTCTTGGTCTTTGGAGCGTCTTCAGGCTCCGTCTTCTTCTCAAAGTTTTGAATGTCTGTTTCGGTCAAAACAGATGGCTTGTTTTCCGCACCACCAAGATAGTTCTCACGGAACCACTTCTTGAGGGTGGAGTCAATATTGGAATTCTCAATCTTCTTGAGTTTAATATACGCCTGCTTCTTCTCCTTGGATATACGGCGAAGAAAAGCGTAGTAGATGATCTGCGTAAAGTACGAGAACGGATTCGTGGACTTCTTGGGATCAAAGTTGTATGCGTACAGCAGGCAGTTCTCTATGCCGTCCGAAATCATCTCGTCCCTGTACGGGTAGTTGATGAAATTGGGCTTGCGAGACAGCCTGTCCGCGATGGACATAAAGCACTCTCCGATATATGAAGTAACTGGTGGGTGGGGCTTTTCGTCTTTGTCGGCGGCTTTCACTAACGCCTTCCACACCTTCATCTCTTCAAAAAATCGTTTATTATCAATATAGTGTTCGGTCTTCTTCTTTGCCATGATGTCCTTTCATTACGAATAGTATCACACTTTCACGGTTTGTCAAGCACCATCTTGCGGATTTTCTCCGGTAAACCCGTGCATGTAGTCTTTCAAAAATGGCGACCAGTCATCAATCTTGTTGCCGTAATCAGAACTCTTGGAGCGGTCTTCGGTGGGAGGCTTCCACTCGCTCTTGCTCTTGGACGGCTTCTGCTTCTTGGGCTGTCCGGGCTTCTTCTTTTTAGGCTTCATTACCGAGTCCATCATTTCAATATCCATGAAGTCCTCCATGCACTCTTTCATGTAATCCATTATTCCGTTTTCAATCCACTCGTTTAAAATATCGTTGGGAATTGAAAAACTAAACAGAATTCCGTTTTGTCGTGGCGGGAAAAGCGGAGAGAATGGAGGCAGTTTGCTTTTGCCTTTTGGTGGCTTGGGTGCGTTTGCGTCTTCAGGAAATACGGGCTTGGTTCCCATCGGTTCATCCAATTTTGGAATGCCCATAGACTCTAGCAGGTCATCCAATTTCTTTAATTCTTCATCTGTGGGTGGAGTAATGGGTGCATCCAAATCTGCTTCAATTCCCCCTGTGCCACTAGCCCTGAAAGTGTCTTGTGCTTCGGATTGTGTGGCGTACAGTTTTTCCATGTCTGGATCAGGAGTCAAATCCAATAGTACAAACTCCCGTGGAATGTCTACCTTTAACTCTAATGCACCACCAAGCCAATCAGTAAAATATAACACACTCTTTTTCACACCCGTAAAGGGATCAGCAGCCACAGAATAATTGATTCGCATAGGACGCTCTAGAGTAAACTTGCCACGAGGCTTGGCTGCAATCTTGGCAATAATCTCTTCACCGCTACGCAGTTTAAAGACTCGGAGTTTTGACTTCTTGGCTCTCATGTCTGTTTGCCTCCTATGTCAACCTTTACTACCTTGTGCGCGAAGCCTTCGGATTCGTATATTTTCAGCCGCTCGGTCATGTGGCGCATGGTGTGGTTTACCCACGACTTCCACGACAGATCGTCACCGATATCAAATAGTCTAGCAACCATCTTGTGTTCGGACACTCGTAACTGTCTGCCAATGCTCTGCAATACGCGAATTCGGGACTTTGAGGGAGAAGCAAAGATGATATTGTTGAGTCTTCGTATAGAGATACCAGTGCTGAATGTTCCGTAAGACGCGATGATGACTGCATTTTCTTGTGTCTCCACAATTTTGCGTATCTCTTCTCGTTCGCCTGCTTCTGTTCCTCCATGAACAAAGAAAACTTTACGAGCAGAATCAACACACTCACTCACTAACTTATGTAGTTCCGCACCGTGTCCCTCAACGAATTGAAATAGTACAAGCGTGTTGCCTTTTAATTTTTCACACATGTTTGCAATAAATGCGTTTCGTCGTTGTGAAGAGATAAGCCATTTGATCTCGTCTTGGTATTTGGCTCGCTTGAGTAATTGACGATCTTCTTGGGGATAGCCCAACACGATGCAATCAATTTTCAAATCGCTGAGGATTTTCTTTTCCATCAGGTCTTTGGTCTTGGTGACTTCATACGCACGACCAAACAGCCCTTCAAGCACAAGACGATGGGTCTGTGTGCCGTCTAGTGTGCCTGTTGTGCCTACACGAAACGGGCAGGTCTTTAGTTTGGTCATAATAGAAGTAAGCGACTTGGCTTTAAACAGGTGAGCCTCGTCACCAACCACAGCACCAAACTGCTGAAAGTATTTTTCGTTCTGCTTGAACACGCTCTGCCATGTGGAAATAACCACACGCCTGTCTGTGGTCTTGCTTGCACCTGCCAAAATCTTGTGGCAGTTCTGATTCACGCGCCAATTGTTGTCGTATGAGTAGTCAATAAAATCAGAGTACATCTGCTCCACAAGAGACACCGTAGGCACAATAATCAGCACCTTTTTGTCCTTGGGAATCTTGTCCAAGTAGTATCGTAGCAGCGAATATATGATAAGACTCTTGCCGCTACCTGTGGGAGACAGCAGCAAGCACCGCTCCCGTTCTATAGCATGATGCACAGCGTTTATTTGGTGTGTATGGGCTTTGGCTTTCTTGCCACCCACACACACCTGTAAGAAATCCTCTATAAAACTTCTTACAGCATCGGTGGTGGTTTTGAA